GCAGTCTTAAATATACCTTTGATTTCAATAATAAGATAAACCCCTATGCATTGTTTAGTAATTTTTTCAATGTTACTATAAATGGAAAAGTTTACAAAGTTGTTATGGCAGATGTCCCAAACTCTACTGTGATTCCCCCTCTTTATAGTGGAACCGGTAAAATCATACTAAAAACTTCTGCGGGCGGAGAAATTGTGAACAGCAATGCTGGCACAATCGACTATGATACTGGTAAAGTTGTTTTAACAGACTTAAATGTTCAAAGTTTGCTGAACGCTTCATCTACTCTAAATGTTACCGTAACACCACATGAATCTGCCAAAGATATTAGAACTGAATTTTTAGTTTCTTCTACAGAACTTTCTTCGACTGGTGCAGCCGTTTTAGCCAAACCATCAAAAAATATTATACTAAACCTAGATACAACAACTTCTAATATTCCTAACAATATTTTTGCTGGCATTACTGTTAGCGCCAAACCTAAGGTAATTGATTCCTAATGGCTAGAACCGGACCAAATTTTAGACGATATATTCAGTCTATTGAAATTACAGATGCGGGAAGCGGCTACAGTAGTTCCGATCCGCCTTCTGTATACATTTCGGTGCCCAATGATACAACCGAGGTATCTGAAAATATACAGGCAGTTGCTGAATTAGAAATCGTCAATAACATTGTTGATTCTGTCACAATCACAGAGCCTGGCAATGGATATAAAACACTACCAGATGTAAAACTTATAGGCTCTTTGTCTACAGTAACCTTTGAAGCACAAGCAGACGAGAACAGGGGAACTGGAGTTTATACGGGGGTTGGATCTTCTTCTGATGGTGTTGGCTCAGGTGCTGAGTTTAGAATTGTAGTAAATTCAAGTGGCGAGGTTACAGGTGCGACAGTAACCACAAAAGGTTCGGGATATGCTGAAGGTGATTTGATTATTATTCCCGACACTAACATTGGTGGGACGGGCGATGCGGCGAATATAATATTAACCGTTACAAGCATTTCTGGCGGTGGTTCGGGTGCCATTCTAACACCTGCAATTGATTTTATTAATAGACCGCAACAATACTTTCATCAAAACTTTTCTTATATTGCAGAATTTGAAATACCAGAATGGATTAGAAATGAGTATCCTAAGTATGCAGACTTCATTGCAACCTATTTTAATTTTTTAGATGCAGATGATGATTACACACAATCAATCGGAACATCCACTGCATCTCCTAATTATATTCTACAGGAGTTAATTGACAGATTTAGTGTAACACATTATCACGGAGACTTCTTAGAATCTCTACTACAGCAATATGCAATCGATTTTCCTGAAGATAATCAAATCGATACTAGACTTCTTATTAAAAGAATACGAGATTTTTATTCATCCAAAGGTTCAAGAGAAAGTATAAAGACCTTCTTCAGAATGATATATGGTGAAGAGGTTGAAGTATTTAAACCGTCTGAATATGTTCTCAGACCTTCTGATGGATATTGGTCTGAAGAAACAACAATTAAAGTTTATGAAAACATAGAAAGAACAGATGGCGGATCGTATAACCCCTTAGATTTTCGAGGAAGAAAAGTAGATATTTACTACTATGAGTCCAATGCTTCTATAACAAGCCGCGAAAAAATTAATACATCTGTTCTGAGAAGTAAAAAGATTGCTTATACAAATCCCACAGCATACGAACTGACTATTGATGTGCCTGCAGGAACACAGATTCCAGGCTATGGTGTTGAGGCAGAGGTTTCTGCGGTTTTGGGTGGTAAGATATCAACTGTAACAAATATAGGCTCTGCTGATGTTTTGCGAGTTGCAGGAACTTATGACATTGATTCTGGATTCACTACAGATGGTAACGGCACTGGAGCAGAATTTACGGTTGTTGTAGACGGCGTGGGTGCTGCCAGTATAACGGTCGATACCGTTGGTGACGATTACGCTCCCGGCGAGACAATCACTATACCCGATAGTTTGTTAGGTTCCGGTGGTGCCGCAGACTTGACATTCGATGTTGATGATATAACAGAAGGCAAAATATACAGTGTAACCGTCACAAATGGTGGACAAGGATATAGTGCGAATCCAGACATTTTAATATTACCAGATAGTAATGATACTATCACAACGCCTGCTGACTTAGGTGTTAGACTTACCGATGGTGTTGTTACAAGTGTTGTTATATTAGACGGCGGGGAAGGATACAACAACCAACCTATACTCTTGTTAGACACATCTGATTATAGAACTTACATAGCAGATGAAAATACACTTGACGATATTAACAACAAAAAAGCATTTCTTACAAGAGTATTGACTGGTGTAACTGTTGTTAGTAATAGCGGTGCCGCACAGGGCGGATTTTCTGTAGGAGACACTTTTAAAATTGCTGAAACAGGTGATATACTAGGTGTATACGCTATTGACTACTTTGCTGAAGATTATACGATCACGGGTATTGATAACAATGCGTATGTAAGAATTACTACGATAAATGATTCTGGTTACCCAACAGGTTTTGAAATCATCGCTACGGGTGTTGGTTTTCAAAGACCAGAATTTGAGTTTACTTGTACCAGTGATTTAGGTGAAACTACAATAATAAATTGCAATACTGGTTTCTCTCATACTTATCCAGGTAGATTTAGAGATTCTAGAGGATTTTTGTCTGATGCAAATAAATTACAAGACAATAGAATATATCAATCTTATTCTTATCAAATAAGATCCTCTCTTTCTAAAAACACTTGGGGCGATCTTTTAACTAGAACTGCCAACCCTGCAGGCATGATTGCATTTTCAGACTTGCAGATTTTACAAGATATCGATTTTGCTAGTAACTTTACTATTGTCCCAGACTTGCTTGTCTTTAGAATTTTTGTTCCGCTTGACCCGGTTGAAGTAACCGAGTTAGTTGAACTTGCATTCCATAAGCCCAATATTACGGATTCTTTTGCTACACAAGATGATGAAGCTATATTAGAACCCGGACTAGGGAAATTTGAAACCCCGGATATGGATGATACGGTATATCGTTTTGATGTTACAATGCAGAAAACTGATAATCCAGATATGTTGGAATTGGTTGCCAAAGACCTTACGAAACCAACGATTGCGGATTCCGTAGATTTATCTGAAGTAATAGAATTGTTAAAACTTATTCAAAGAATTCCATCGGATTCTGTTGATACTACTGAATTTGTTGCTATATTAGCACAGCTAAATAAAACAGACGATGTAGTAGTCGATGATCTGCCTAGTTTAGAACCACAACTAAATAAAGCAGAGACAACCGATGTTGATGATACAAGTTTTGAAAAATTTATTTCGGCACTTAAAGAAGAGTCAGTATCATTTACTGATCCTTCTGTGTTTGTTTTTGATGCGTCCAAAGCAGATGACTATGAAGTGTCGGATACCGGCTTGTTGTATATGCAAAATTATGTTAATGGAGACTATTTTGCTGAAGATTATGTAGAAAGTTATCCTGGAGTTTCATCCACTACCTTTTAACCGTATAAATATATAAACAACATTTTATAATCAGGAGATAATCTAAAAATGTTTAATTTATCCAAAACTAATGCCAAAGGTAAAGTTAAGTTACAGCTTATCTCACCTGAAGGTAAAATTAAAAACGAGCAAGTTGTAAACAACCTTGTTGTTGATACTGGTCTTGACTTTATCGCATCTCGCATGGAAGGCACTACTGATGCAGTAATGTCTCACATGGAAGTTGGTACTGATAACACAGCACCGGCGGCAGGCGATACTGCTCTTGGCTCTCTCATCTCTGGCTCTAGAGTTTCGCTGACCAGTACTACTGTCACTGACAATGCTATTGAGTATGTTGGCGATTTCCCTGCAGGCACAGGTACAGGTGCTATTGTAGAGGCTGGGGTTTTTAATGCGGCTTCTGCTGGTACAATGCTTTGTCGTACCGTGTTCTCTGTAGTCAACAAAGGCTCGGACGATACGCTAAAAATTACCTGGACTATTACTGTTTCTGACACCTAATAATTAACTAATAGGAGTTAGAACATGGCATTGCTAGTCAGAAGAACTGGTCGTCAACAATTAGCTAGGTCGTTTTATCGAGACATTTATAACGAAAACGACTTTTATTATATGTTTGTCTCTAGGGCTCAACCTTGGGACGATGAAAATGCGCCTGAAACGCCTAGAGACTCACAGTATTATGTGCAGACTTATAAACATGACATGCTTTTTATTAAAAAAGTTGAGGCGTCGGATGCGGTTCTGTTGGCTAATAGGTATGATTGGGAAATTAATACAATCTATGACCAGTATGATGATGAGTATGCAAGCGATCATCCAGCCTACTCTGGTGCTACCAATCTAGCAGATGCCAAATTTTTTGTATTGACAGATGAATTTAATGTTTATAAGTGCTTAAACAATAACAATAATTCACCGAGTACAGAGAAACCTACTTCTACAGGAACAGATACTTTTGAATTAAGCGATGGCTATGTTTGGAAGTTTTTATATCAAATAGGTGCGGCTGATAGAACTAAGTTTTTATCTAGTAGATATATTCCTGTGAGAAAAGTAGCAGGTGCTGGTCAACCAGAATTTGATGTTAATGGAGAAATTGCATCTATTGCGGTTGCTACAGCAGGTACAGGTTACACTACTGCTACTGTAGTTATACAAGGTGATGGAACAGGTGCTACGGCGACTGCTAATATTGTAGCAGGGGAGATCGACTCTATTACAGTTGATACTGCTGGTAGGGGTTATAGTTTTGCATTTATCACAATCTCAGGCGATGGTACGGGCGCAACTGCAACTCCAGAATTAGGAACTAGTGAAACGCCTACACTACAACAAGCAGTTGAATCTACAGCTATCCCAGGAACAGTAGATAGAATTGTTATTACAGAAGGTGGTCAAGACTACATCAATAATGATGTTGTTGTTAATATACTAGGAGATGGTACCGGAGCAACAGCAAGTGCTACAGTAAATGCCGCGGGTT